CATCGGCGTCGGGGGAACGCCGCCCTTCCAGCGGATCGGAGCGCCGGGAAAGACGGTAAGGATATCGTCAACGGTATGATCGCCGACCGAATCCTCGTGGATCAGCAGGCGTGGTTTCAGGTTGTGATACAGCCCGTCGAGCATGTTGCGCTCAAGGACCGTGTTGACCCGCTGAATGTCCATCGTCTTGTCGGCCAATGACTGACCGATAAGCCGCCCCTGCATCGGATACGGGCACCAATATTCGAACGGCTGGTAATCAACTTCTTCGATTGCGAGCTGGCCGTCGCGTGTCAGGATCGTGTTGCCGACCCTGTGAACGCACAGCCTTTCAGCGATGCCATCGCCGTTTAGGTCGTAAAGGACATATTCCTCGATAAGCGTGACGCTGCGCAGCGGGCCGTCACGGTCTAGCGCGCCATACCACTGGTTAAGGCCGTTGTTACGCGCCAGCCCGAGTGAGCTGTTGAACTGAGACGATTGGCTGGGGCCAGCGGACATGATGGTCTCAGCATCGAAGCCCATCTCGACAAGCTCGGAGACCGTCTTTTGCGGCTCATGGGCAACGCGGATGGCCGTGTCCAAATCCCGCGCGTCCGGCGAAACCCTGAACTCCTCAAGCGGCACGAAATAATCGGGGAACTCCGCCGCCATCTCCTCAATCGAGGCGACGTTGACCATCGGGCCGAACTCGGGGTGATCCCCGGCCTCACTGGCAGCCACGATCCCGTTGGCGCGCAGCTCGTCCTCGGTATCGCCGGGAAGCAATGCCGCAGGAATGGTCCGCTCGACACGCTTGCGCTTCTTTTCGACGCATGACTTTACGACCGCGATCTTTTCGAGCAGCCCCGCCTTCGCCCAATCGTGCATGAGCCGAAAGCCGGATTTCTTGCGATAGAGGAAGTGCAATGCTTCTGTTGCATCGTCGCTCTGCTCGGTGTCGGCTTCGTCGGTCGGCTCGAACTCGACGATGTGATCCGTGCCGGCCATCACGTCCATGATCGACGTGAGCATGTAATCGGCAGTCTCGGACACGTCGCGGGACACAACTTGCGAACGTCCGTCCTCTTCGTCGCCGTAGGGTTGGCCGTTGTAGCTATCGAGCGCGGCTTCCACTTCGGAGAGCAGCGTTGAATCGTAGCTCCGGGCCTCCTCGCTTTGCAGGAAGGCGAGGAATTGGGGGTCGATGTCGTTCACGCGTAATCGTCCCCGACTTCTTCGATCAGGCACGTCACGCCAGTATGCACGGTAAGAACATCAGCCAGAAGCTCCGGGGGCGCGTGCCTGAATAGTTTGGCGAGCAGCTTGGCCGAAACTTGCCGCGTTGGCATCGGCGCAACAGAGCGGAGAACGCGGGCAGGTGCCTCAACCGTCATACGATCCCCCTAGGTGAGAATTTAATTGACCTGGCAGCTATGCGATCCCGATGACCGACCGCGAAATACCGCAGCGCATCCGCGTAATGGCTCGTCCAGTCGTGAAGCGGGTGAGTCCGGAACTCCTGCCGCTTCTCGTCATATTCGCGGCGATACATTCGCAGCGCTTCGATGCCGTCCTTGCATTTGGCCTTGTCGAAGAAGCATGTCGGCAGCAGCATCCGGACAGCCTGGATTCCATCGGCTAGCGGAATATTCGGGCAAACCGTTGCGTTGATCCCAAGCCCGGCGAGAACTTCCTTGCGGCTCTTGCCGGTGCCTAGCTCGCGAACCTCAACGTCGTGCGGCAGGTAATGATTGCCCCAGACGTAATCGCGTTCCTGCAATCGCTTGGCATACCAGTCGAGCCCGACGCCCTCACCCTTGAGAACATCGATCAGTCGGGTCTCTCTGCCAGCAACCTGAACAAACCAGATGACAGTGCTATCAGCAACGCCAAGGTCCCATGCAGTATGCACAGGCAGCCGAGGATCGTAAGGAACGCCGGTAATGCGCTCCTCGGCATCGTTCATTTCCTTGCCGTAGTAAGCGCCCCTGACTGCGGCCTCGAACGAGCATTCGTATTCCTGGGCGTATTCGTCCGCGCTCATCATCTTGCGAGCGTCGGATAACTCGGCTTCGTCCAGCAACCCGGTTTTCGACGCCTTCAACTCAAGCTGAAACCAGTCTGCGGAATCTTCGGCCAGCGTCCAGAGCTGGTGAAACGTGTTCTTTCCCTTGGGCGTGCCGATGAATACCGCCCAGCCCTTGCGGTCGGAAAGCGCCGGGCGAATAACCTGAGTCCAGACTGTCGGGTCCATGTCCCCGAACTCGTCAAGAACGGCCCCGTCCAGATAAATGCCCCTCAGGCGATCCGGGTTGTCGGCTCCGTAGATGCGAACGCGGGCGCCATTGTTCGGAAGCTCGATCCAAAGCTCCGATGCGTTGACCTTCCGCTCGGGTCCGAAGCAATCCGTGTATTCGAGCAGATATTGCCAGGCGATGTCCTTGGCCTGATTCAACTGCGGGGCGATGTAGGCAAAGCGCGGGTTCGGCTTGTCCGATGTTGCCGCCGCCTTGATAAGATCGTTTACACAAGCGACGGTCTTACCGGCGCGGCGATGAGCGACCGCTATTCCCCAACGCTGCTTTCGACTGTGGAGCCCCAAGAACGCCCGCCTTGGAGCGTAGGGGCTTTCGATTACTGCGGTGGCTTCCATGCCAGCGCGCCCTTGATCGCTTCCGCGACAGAGCCGTCCGTTGCGCTCCAATCGATCGCCTGCAAGTCAGGCAAAACCTTCTTCATCAGTATCTCGATTGCCCTCACTTGCGAGGTGTCGAGACATGGCCCGTTAAGTGCGTGGTCCGTAAGGCGATTTATCAACTGACTGGTCTGGATTTTCGCCCTAACCTCGTCCTGATGATGCGGTCTTAGCCGTGCGGCCATTAGATTGCCTCCGGTTTGCCGCTCCGTTGCCGGTGGGCGGTGTCAGGCTTCGTCGCGCCGATGCCTCGCTTCTGCGAACATCAGGCCACATTCGATGTAGCTCATTGCAATGGCTACGATGAAACAGGATGCGAATAGCTCAGCAGACTTTAGAGCGATGCGCTTGACGCTCACTCGCACCACTCAAACATGTTGTTGAACGTGTCCTGCGCCTCGGTCGATACGATCAGGTCGCGTCTGATTACCTCGCTTACCCAGTGCGGCAATAGAGCGCGGGGAATCTTCGCGGTCTCAGGATCGTATCGCCAGCCTACGCTAGTCGCCCCGTCTGAGAACAGCGCCAGAACAACGAACCCTGCGAGCGGTCGGTCATCGGTAGCGTATCCCGCCGCGACTCTGGCACATCGCACAATGTCCCCGCGCCAGTCCTCACCGTCCAAGTTCACCGGCTCGCGATTCAGAACGCGGACATCAGCGCCGCCGTCCTTCATGCGGACCCTACGGATACGGGCGCGGAACTCACTCATCGCGTCTCCAATCTGTCCCCGCCAGTCAGTTGCGCGTCATGGATCGCCCGTCTGTTCGTGCGTCGATCTGATTGGCTGATGACTGGCGGGTATCGCGACTAGCGCGAATCAAAAACGCCCGCTCGAAGCCGAAACTCCTGCGGGCGCAAAACCTATGATTGCATATACGCATATTTCGGCGGGAAATGCAAGAACTATTTTTCACCGCGTCCGGTGTCGCGGGAACAACTCTCGGTCGGCTGCATTGGTTCCAGCGTGACCCTCACAAGATTGGTTCCATGATGCCAGTGGCCGATGTTCTTGACGCTTATCCCACCACCAACGCAGCGCTGTGTTTCGATAACATTTTTTGTCGCGGCCTTTTGCTCGGCATAGAACCTTATGGCCTCACGGTGTCTGCGCTCGGCTAACATGACGCCGCCAATGCAACCCCAGGCCAACGCGGCCAGTATCCACACGGCGACAACCATCATGCCGCCCTCCTTTGTGCCTGTCCCGTTCCCCGCGCCAATGCCTGCGCTCCGAGACGAAGCAGCTCCAGCATCGCCCAATCGCTGTCGCAGGCTTGCTCGACAGAAGATGGGAGCAGTCGCTTATCGACCATCCGCGAATTGATGATCCGCGCGGCCCAGTCTGCGTCTTCGTCGGGGAACCAGTGTCGATTCACGGTGCAATCGTGAACCGCCATCCTTACCGAATGGCCCATGTCCCGCAGTAGCTCGTCAATGCGGTCGAACCACTCGCCGGCCATGTCGGGATCGTCGTGCGTCGAATTGTCCTGCCCGCGATCCTGGCGCTCGTATGTCGCAATCTTCGGCCCGCCGTGGTAATGCCCCCAATAGGCGAAGGCGTAGTTTTGCAGGGCTTGCAGGCAAACGCTGGGGTCGAACTCCAGCCCGTCCAATGCGCCCACGAGCATCAACCTTCCGGCACACGTCATCTCGGTTCCGCGTCCGCTGTCGCCGCCGAAGTGACGGAACAGCTCGGCACGGGATTGAACCTTCGCGTTGCCGTAATCGTGAACCGTGGCAAGGCGTCCGGTCTTTGTGCGCTTTCCGCTTTTCTTTGGTCTGCCCATCTCTCTTCCCCACCCGCTTGTGATTTAGTCGCCCACCAATTCGACCTTGAGCCGCAATCCCATGATCCTCGCCACGTCGATCCAGACGGTGATAGGAACGTCCTTGTGCTTGTTCATCACGGCGAGGAGGGATTCGGAGGGGGTCACGCCGCGATCTTCCGTCCGTCCGCCGCGTAGCGAACCGGCGATCCCATGCTCTCCAGGTATGCGTTAAGCTCGGCCCAATCGTTTGCCGTGAACCCTCTACGGTCGCGTTCCATGATGTGTTTTGGCGGCGGCGGAAGCGCATTTTCCGGCTTCGGCCCGACAAGCTCGCTAACCCGCGACCTCGCCACCCGATGAGCCGCGACCACCTTGGCAATCTCCGGCACGATCTGCGACGGGCGCGTTACCGACCGGCGGACCTCCATCGAAACTTCCGCGACCTCGCTGGCCCGAATGTCGGCAAGGGCATCCTCGGCTGAAGCCAGCCACACCGTGCACTGGTCGGCGGACATGGTGATCGGCGCGACAAGCCCCAGCATCTTCGCCAGTTCAATACGAAGCGGAGAGACGCTGGACTGCGGCGGCGATTGGGTTGTCAGAGCGTTCATTTTTCGACTTTCGGCTTGGCGGAAAAATTCCCTGGTAGGAGTTCATCGTGCAGTGGTTCAGAACCTCGCCGGGTGGCCATCCGTCCTCGTCGCGAAGGCGGCGCAACTCAGCCACGGCAAGGGTTTTCGCCTTGTCGGTTGGGTTCTTGCGGAGGCGGCGGCGCATCTCGACCCAGCCATCCCAAGGCTCGGAAGGAATATCCGCTGGCAAAACGAATTTTTGTGAGGAACCTTTAGGTTCCGAATTTCCCTCACGGGGGGTTAGATTATCTATATCATTGGGGGGCGTAACGGGCGTTACAGTAACGGCGTTACTATTACCCTCTTTGCGCTTGGCCCTGTGGCGAGCTTGGCGCTCAGCATTCGTGTTGTCGCGCCCCTTTTCATTGGCCGCGACGATCTCCGCCACGTCCTCAAGGGTCAGCCCCTTGGACGCCATAATCCTGAGGGCGGCGGCGTTCAGGTTCATCCCGCCAGCGCCTCACGCAGAGCCGCGATGTCAGCCGCAAATTCCGCGCTCTCGGAGCACAGCTTCTCGACAGTTCTGATCGCGTGAATGACGGTAGTGTGATCGCGCTTGCCGAACCGCTGTCCGATGTTCGGTAGGGACAGTGACGTAAGCTCTCGCGCGAAATACATTGCCACTTGGCGCGGACGGGCAACGCCTCTTGACCGGCGGGCGCTCCACATCTCGGGCAGTGGAATCTTGAAATAACCTGCAACAATCGTCTGAATGCGGCGGATTGGGCCGTCGTGTGGGTTGAGGACGACAGGCGCGTTCAGAAGCTCGATCAGCGCCTCGCCTTTTGCGGTCAGGCGATAGATGTTCGGATAGTTGGGCGCGCGGTCCGCGTCGAGCAACCCACGATTGGCGAGCTTGACGAGGATGTTGGCGTCGGTTCGGATTTCCTCCGCCGTAACGGGGACGCTGCCGATGCACTCCAG